GATGCCACCGGCCAATTCGTGACCGGGATTGACGCGGGGTTATCGACCGGCGCCGGAGCGGCCACTGGCACAGGCGGTTGCACCTGTGTCACCAGCAAGTTATCCCGCTCGTCGCCTAATAACTCGGACTTAAATTTATCCACACGCACTTCGCCAACGGTGTGGAAGCGGGCATACTGGTCATTCTCCTGAATCTGCAGCGCCCGGTCGGTGATGCGAATGTCCTCGAACTTGGCGCGCAGGTTGACGCCATACAACGGCAGGATGGTTTTGGTAATACGCTGCGCCACACTGACCATCGCCGGCCACATCGCCAGATCGGTCAATGTCGCCTTGCCAGTTTTGGCATTGGCTTCGGTTGCGTTCACACTGAGCATCGAAGCCAAGCCCGGCGCAATCACTGCCCAGATCTCCTCCCTAGACATGTTGCGGCTTTCCAGAAACTGCATTTCCTGTTGGGTGGCCACCATGGGCAACCAGTTCACGCCATCGCCTACGTTGCGCAGGAGCAGCGGCCCGGATCTGTTGACGCCGCCCCACTGTTGCTTCAGGTCCTTCTTCAGCCGGTCAAAGTCAGAATCGTTTATTGCGTCCTTGAATGCCAGCGCGCCTTCTGGCTTGGCGTTGTTTTTGCCAAACAGGTTGGCGTTGTATTTGACCATGTTGGTATCAGACTCAGCGGTTACATAGAGCGGCTCCGCTTTGCCCATGCCCAGGAACAACGATTGCGGATTGAATGTCTTGAAGTGGCATACCTGCTCAACCGGGATCTGATAGGTGACCCCATTGCCAGGCGTATATTCGTAATGCGAGAGGAACAGCTTCCCGTCCGGGATGGGTGTCATGCAGTTGGGCAGCATCAACCAGGATTCAACCGGCGTTTTATCGGTGCCCAAATTCAGCCACCAATACGCAGACCCCACCAGGCGCAAGAATGCAAACGTGCCTTGCATAAACTCAAACCTGGACATGAGCGGGTTGGGGTTGTCCAGCAGCATCTCGAAGGGATGATTGGGAATATCCTTCTCGTCCTGTCCGCTCGCCTGGAATACATTGAGCGCGGTGGCCGCGCATAACGCCGAGTAGATTTCGATGCCTGAATTGATCCAGGTGACTTTGGAGTATAGGCCGATCTGCGCATCGTAGATACTACCATCTCCAAGCATCCAGCGTTCCGCCTCAGCCTGGCCCAATGCCCAATCCGGGTATTGCGGCTTGGCGCGCGCTTTTGTGTATCCCATCCGCGAGAGTAGATTTGTAAACAAGCTCATTAGTTCACCCATCCTATTAAATCTTTGGCTGACGGTCGCTGAAGTGCATTCCAAGCAATCGCCAGCGACATAACACAATCATCGTGCATCCCGGCCGGCGCAGAATATGTGAATGACCCGGAAGGTGAGCGTTTGCTTTCGTAACTCAGCAACTCGCCGATCAATACCGGATCATTGATAATTCCAATCTCGCCATGCTCGAAGGCGCTTTGTAGGTTGGTGATTATGGTCTGCTTTGTACCGCTGGTGGTGGTGAATGGCTGGATGTTCATGCCGCGCCGGTTGAGGTTGTCGATCACCGGTTGCCCGATGCTGTTCGCCTCTACCGCCATGCTGCCCATATTGAATTTTTGATAACACGCCCAAAGACGGTCTTCCAGGACGTTGTAATCTACTCGGTTGAAGCGGTCAATATGCACCAGTTGTTTGGCTTGCACGTCCATCGCACTGATAACGGTAAAATCTACGCTGGCAGCCACGTCCACGCCGGCAATGTATTGGCGCCCATGCAGTGGTGCATCAATGGCCGTGACTGTTGCCGCATCCTGGATGCGGCGAAAGACGGAACCTTCCGCGTCTACAAACTCGCCCAGCCATTCCTGGCGATAACTTAATTCAGGAATGCGTCCCTGCGCAAGCTTGGCAGCCTTTTGAATATTGGGGTTTGGGTTTGCGGATGATGGCGCGGTCCAACTGGCCTGCTCTTTTCCATCTGACAGCCCACGCTGGTATTCATTCCAGAACCAATTGCGCCCGCGCGGTGTGCTGATTAGAATTGCATCGCCATTCTCGTCAGCCAGCGTTGGCATGATTGCATCCGTCCAGGCCGTCTCGCTGATCCTGGCAGCCTCGTCTAATACCACCAGGTTGAAATGATCGCCGCGGATTGAGTCCTCGTTGTCGGCGGAGAAGATTCCAAAAAAACCGCCGTTGTCAAACTCGATCGTGCGCTCCGCCTGGTTGACGCTGGCGATCTTTGCTTGCCTCAGCGGCGCGACCGTATTATCTGCCCAACGCCAAATGGTGCGCCCGTTCTTGTAAATGGGTACAATCCAGGCGCAACGTCCACCAGCATTGGCCGTGGCAAGAGAGAGAGCACCACCCATCACAGTTTTACCCCACCTGCGACCCATCGACAGTATTTTGATCTTCGCTAGATGCTGTGATATTATCCATTGATCGGGGCGCAAGATTGGCAATAGCAGTTCGATAATCAACTCCTTTGATAATTACGGTTGACTTGGTTTTCACCTCACCACTCAGGTTGACTTCATCCGGTGGCTTACCGTAAGCATAGGCGATGAAAGCCTGCACCAGACGCGGGTCTTTCGACTGCGCCCAGGAACGCATAATAATTTCGACTCGTGTTACTTTGGTGTCATTCTTGATTATGGCTTCGTGCGCTATTTGTTGGGCGAGTTTACGGAGTTCGTCAAAGGATTTTGGTCGTCCTTTGCGGTTGATGCGCTTGTCGCCTTTGACAAATCCCTTGCCGGTAATACCACCCTCAGCCATTACGTTGTTTCTCCGTTGTATAACAATTCCGGCCGCTGCTCGCTGGTCATCGGATGCCTCCGGTGCGAATAAAAAGTGCAACCAGGCCAGCAGTTTGCGTAATAAAAGCAGCAATAACAGCCATAACAACCGCCCATTGCCGGCCACTCATTTTCTCGCGCTGCTCTTTGACTTCTTTGGCTAACATTGCTTTGCTTTCTTTTGCCTCCGAGGCCAACAATTCCCTGGCATCTTTTGTTTCTTGGGCCAACAATTTCTTGGCATCATCATCCTCTTGCATCCGTTTTAGATGATCTAACACCAATGCTTGCAAAGTACGGTGATCTTCTACCAACCCGGGTTTATTGCCAGTTCCATTAAGTGCATCATCTAATCGTAATACTGTTGCTTCGATCAGCGAAAGACGGATATCTATACTTGCCATAACCCCACGCGGCTGCGATGTAGGCATGGCTTACCGCGGCACGTATTGGTTGATATCTCTCAGCCGTTCGGATATCAGATTCGATTCCGCCAACCGCGTCGGCGTCTCAATGGGCACGTCAGTCAGGAATCGCAAGGCAATGTTGAGAATCGACACCACCATCAACACCGCTGCGTCAACGATCATGGCGGTTGTTGGAGACACAACCCTAATAAAAGCGGCTATCACCGGAAGGATAGCCACCACGAACGCAATAATCGCCAATCGAATTGTGTTACTTTTGTACCAGGGTTTCATAAGTATTCTCCTCGTGAAATTAACAATTTCTGTGTTTTGATCGTAGCACAAAGAATCTATGCGTGCTATTAAACTTTCTACAATTTCTGCAGTTCTGGGTGAAGATAAACCTTAACCAGCAGCTCCACCGTCGAGTTTGCGCCGTATTTGTCGCGCGCAAATCTTAGGTGATTGCATACCTGGCTCTGGCTGATCCCTAACTGGCTGGCCACTTCTTTCTGGCGCAAGCCCAGATACAAAAGCTCAATGATCTCGTGCTCGCGGGGCGTCAAATGCGGCTGCATTGTAGGCATATTTATTGCCTGGAAGCCCTCCGCTTGAATTTATTAGAGATCGGGCAGCCATCCTTTAGCCATTTACGATACTTGCCAGGCTGGATACCTATGCCCGCCAGGGTAAGCAATTCCAAACCGCTTTCTATCAGCCATTCGCGAGCCTCGCTGCCCAAAAAGTCAGAACATTGGACATCCTTTGCCGCCTGCAAGAAAATATGAAGGACTATTTTCCTGCAAAAATGGTCAACAATAGGCGTGTTCATATAACGCCCTTCATCAATCCCTTCACAATTATCATGGCCTCCCGCAGTTGCTCCCGCTTCCGCCAGGCGTTTATGGCCGATCCATGATCGGCGTGGACCAGTTCCACCGGGTTGGCTTCAATATTTAGCCTCCTGATCTCGCACTGGATGGACTCGACGGCGATCCGTAAAGCCTGGCTGCGGCTCATTTCTCGCCCGTTTCCATGGAAACGCCTGGCTCAAACTTCGCAGCCTGATCTAGCCAATCCTCAGAGAGAGATATTCCCCAGGATTGAGCGACGCCTTGAAGGTATTTGCCTACGGATGTGGGCCCATCGCGCTTAGTCGTATAGGGTAATTTTTGTCGCAGCCAACTATCCATCATGGCCATCTGGCAGTCACGGATTTTATCTTTACGACTTTCTTTCTTGCTTTGTTCACTGCACAACCATTCCAGGAAGCCAAGGTTGTCCATCGGAGCAAGAACCTGGCTAAAAATCGGGACAGCCACCTGGGCTATAAACTTATCGGCCCCTTGTGCTCTCAGCTGTTGTAGTCGCCATTCTTG